TATTATAATTCCCGATAATGATGAACCTGGACGCCGTCATGCTGAACTTGTTGCTAAGTCGCTTTATAGAATAGCAAACAGTATAAAGGTTGTTTCATTACCTGTTAAAGCCAAAGGCGACGTATCAGATTTTTTAGATTCACATCCATTGGAAGATCTTATTAAACTTTGTTCAGAAGCCCCCTACTATGTACCAGATTATATCCCACCAACTGAAGCTGATCTTGCACATGCTGAAGCATTATCAACCATATTCTATGGAAAGCTTAAATGGTGTGATTTTGCTGGGTATTGGTATCAATGGAATGGTAAGGTGTGGAAGAAAACACCTGAAGATAGAATAATAGCTTTAGCTTGCCGTGAACTTAGGCAGTTTTATGGCGATTTAATAGCCAATGCTAAAAATACTGATGAGGTAAGCCGCTTAACGAAGCTTATTAAGGATACACATTATCACAAAAAGATGGAAGCAGCATTGGCTTATTTACGCGGGTTTCCTGGTTTCTTTGCTGATGCCGAAGACTTTGATGCAAATCCATGGATATTAAATTGCCAAAACGGGATTCTTGACCTGCGCACTTTTGAATTATTAGACCATACTCCCGGTGCAATGTGTACAAAAATCACAAATGCTAAGTATGAACCTGGTTCTGTTTCTGAAGTCTGGGATGAACATCTTGAATATTTCCTACCAGACCCTGATGTACGCAGGCAAGTACAGCGCGATTTAGGTATCGGGCTAGTTGGTGAAACATTGGAAGAAAACCTTGAAATATGGTATGGTACCGGTTGTAACGGGAAGACAGTAACGCAATCGGCTATATCATGGACTATCGGCGATTATGCTACAGAAGCTGCACCAAATCTTCTAATAAGCAAGAAACACGATTCACATCCAACAGAACTGGCCGATCTACGTGGTGCACGTATTGTAATGTGTTCAGAAGCCCCTGTCACTGCAATACTAGACGAAGCAAAGGTCAAGGATTTAACAGGTGGCGGCAAGCAGAAGGCTAGGTTTATGCGACAGGACTTCTTTTCATTTCAAAGAACATTTAGCATTATCTTGGCGTGTAATCATAAACCAAGTATCCAAGGTTCTGATCGTGGTATATGGCGCAGGGTACGTGTTATACCATGGGATCGTAGTGCTGATGGTTGGTCTAAAAGGAAACCGCAGGGTGAGGTTATGGAGCTTATGCGTCAAGCTTCACCAGCTATCCTAGCCTGGATGGTTGAAGGGTTAAAGGATTGGATGAATGACAATAAATGGATAGCAGAACGTGTTACGGTTGCCACTGAAGCATATCGTAGGGAACAGGACACTATTATTGAATTTATAAACGCTTGCTGCGAACAAGGGGAAAACCTACAAACACCTTTTTCCAAGCTTTATGCAGCTTATGCCGATTATTGTGCAGCAAACGGAGATGACGTTATCAGCAAAAAGTCTTTTGGTATGCGGTTAAATGACCTTGGATATGAAGCAATACGGATTGGATCTGGAAAAGAAAAGGGAAGGCGTGGCCTAAAATTAATAGAAATACCACATTGGGTAGACCTGGAACCGGAAACCGTGCTATCGGAAAGCAAGAATGCCATTCAGAATAATATCGTAGGAGCAGACAGCACTAAAAACGTGGGTGGAACAGGTTTTTCTAAGCCATGGGGACCGATTGGGACCGATTTTCCATATTATCCCTTAAAGAAAAGCCTTAGTACGGAGGAATGGGAAAATCGATCCGTCCCTGCCTGTGGAAAACTCACAAACGCTAACCAGGACACAACAATCGATGGGGACCGATTGCAAAACACTACTTTTGATAAAAAGCCAAAAATCAAAGAACCTGGTCCAGAACAGGATAATACCAGTTATAGGGCCTTTGTGTTCCCTGTGGATAACTCACGGAAACCTGACACAGACAGATGTTCAGCGTGTTCACACTTTGTCCCTTATATCCAACATGGTAGAAGTGGACGTTGTGGAATAAGTAATCGCGCTAAACTTGCTGATTCTTGTTGTGACTGCCAGGAGGGAAAATAATGCACTGGACAGAAAGAAAAGCTTGGGCCGATGGCTTTGACGCTGAAATTCGGTCCATCCTACGTGATGTTTTCAATGGCGAACCGGTTAAAGCAAGTAAATACGAAGATATTAATGAAAACACTGATTATATCGTAGGAGACCGTAAGATATCTGTCAGGATAAGACGTGATAAGTACAGGAAGTATGAAAATGAAATAACATTCCGTTTAAATGTTCCATCTGGTAATAGGTCAGAATTCGATAAGATGTTGTCAGGTCTTGGCGATTACATGCTATACGCTTTTGCAGATCCAACGGAAAGCAGAATAGCCAAGTGGACTATAATAGACCTGGCGAAGATGCGGGAAAGTTCCTGCCAGCCTTCGGAATGGAAAAGTAACCGTGATGGTTCGTCTGACTTTGTGGTTTTTAAGTTGGATAGTCTTCCCCCTGGAATCGTCTACAAGGCGTCTAATAGCCCCGTAAATGGCTTCGAAGGGTGGACACAGTCATTCCCTACGTCTACCCCCCCTGGAAGGGAAACAAAACGCCCTAGGCTGTTTTACCGGGAAGTCAGTTTAAAAGAATTATTAGGCCAGGATTGAAGGTGGCTGGTTTTTTTTAATACCAGCCACCTTCCTAGTATTACATACTAGTATTAATACCAAGTACCCCTAAGGAGGGTACACCCCCACTAAAGGGGGTGTACCCTCCTAGGGGGGGTAAAGGGGGGAACTCCCCCCTTTAATAATACATAGTATTAAATACTAGTATTAATACCAAAGTACTAAATACTGGTATGGCCATTGAATATAATTGATTTTTACCAATCAATTATATTTTGGTGCTTTTTAGTAGATTCTACTACGCGGCGCACTTGACTTTTTGGCTGAAATGTGGTAAAATACAAAAACTCCGGATAAGGGTGGTATGCCAGGGTAGAACCCTCCGCTATCCTGGGCGAACCATACCACCCTATCTTGGAATACGGAGGTTATAATGGCGGCTTGGGATAGAATGGAAGGCGAATCACTAAGGCAATATGAAGCATTTCGTGTGTACCGTGATCTTGGAAGTAAGCGCAATATTTCCACTACAGCGCGTTTACTTTCATGCTCACCTTCTGTGCTGACAAAATATAAGGCACATTGGGATTGGGATGAACGGTGTAGGGAATGGGATAACTATCTAGCCGCCACTGAAGACGCAGAAATAATCAGCGAAAGGCGTAGTATGGCAATGCGCCATATTGCAATAGCGCGTGCTATACAGGATATTATATGGAAGCGGTTAGACGACATGGATGCGACAGAACTTACGCCAAAAGACGTCCAACTTCTTTTAAAGCTTAGCGTTGACATTGAACGCCTTTCAAGCGGACAATACACAGAACACACTAAGTGCGACATTGGTTGGGAAGAAATTCTTAAATGTCTGACCCAAGACTAGAATTGATGTACGCCATCGGGGATAACCCAAAAGGCTTTTTATCTTTTGCAAAAACCCATATGGGGATAAACCTGTGGGAAGGCCAGGAAAAGGTCTATTATAGCGCCTTTGAAAACCCTGAAACCTATGTCTTAAGCGGAAACGGCACTGGTAAAACCTTTGTATCGGGGTTAATTGGGCTGGCATTTCTTATCTGTAAACAACCATCAAAGGTTATATTCCTGGCAACAAAATTATCGCAGGCTAAAAGACAGGCTTGGGCCGAATTCCAGTCCCATTACAAGAAGTTCCGTGAAGTGTTATTGTCTGTTGAACCCCCACTTGAACTTCCGGCCCCACTTGCAGAATCTGTTACATTCCAGGAAGACTGGTTCGCTACGATATGGACTGGTGCAGCCAATGATCCTGAAGCCTTCAGGGGTTTTCACGCTAAGAACCTGATCTTTATCGTAGATGAAGCCAGCGGTGTGGGCGATGATACAAGGGATTCGCTGGGGAAATGTATAACATCGGAAGACAACCATATAGTGGCCATGACAAACCCTTCGGTTCCTTCTGGTTGGTTTTATGAAGGCTACACAAAACCGCTTTCTTGGCGCAAAACAATCCACCTATCACCTTTGGACACACCAAACGTTGTACAAAACAAAGAAATCTACCCAGGAATGGCGACACGTGGTTGGATTGAAAGAATAAAAGAAGAATTCGGCGAAGATTCATCTGTTTACCAAATGGCTGTACTTGGCAAATACCCAAGCGAATCACAGAATTCTGTGTTCCCATTCAAAGCAATAGCAAATGCACCAGAAAAAGGCTTGGACGGAATTCGTAGAATTGGTGTTGACATAGCAAGATATGGCAACGATAATACAGTTGCTACACTTTGGGACGGGCTAACAATCGAAGAAATAAGAACCTGGAAGAATACAGACACAATGGAAACATGTGGTAAACTTGTTGGGTGGATGCGCGAAAGTGGTGCAAGTATAATCGGTATAGAAGAAACAGGCGGTTTGGGTGCAGGCGTCCTAGACCGCTTAAAAGAACTAGGAATACCGGCCAAAGGGTGGATAAGTGGATCGAAGGCCAGTGATCCAGCTAGGTTCGCTAACCTAAAAGCAGAAGTGGCCTGGATGTTGCGGGAAGATCTTATACAGGGTAAAATAGGCTTACCAAAGGATGCCGGTGAATTAAAAAACGACATGATGGCAATGACCTATAAATATGACGGAAGTAGCGGTCGACTGCGAATTGTCGATCCTCCAAATAGCCCAGATTTTTTCGATTCAGCACTTGTTGGTTATTGGGTTGGGTTAAAACCACATTCCGGTAAAACGCAGGTTGGTTCAGGAACAATAACAGGAAAACTTTCATGGTAAATAAATTCTGGAAATTCCTACACACCGGTGCCAATGACTGGATACGTAGTAATCTTCCCTTTGACCTTGCACGGATATATCTAACCAGCGACAAAACAGTACGAAGGAATTTTGCAAAACAGCTTCTACCAGATCTTAAGTTCGTAGATGTTCTTATATCACATGTTTCAGTAGAAGAAGCGTTACAGGTAATATTTGATGCCGGGGAAGGATTCATAAAACCAATTAATGGTAGTAATTCAGTAGGATGTTTTGAATTAAGGCGTAGCGGTGGTGGGCTTATATCACCTGTACTTGGGAAGAAAAGCATAAGCAGCTGGGCTTCATATCTATCAAAAGACGGCAAGCTTTGGATGGTAGAAAAAATACTTGATATAAAAAACGAAGTAAAAATTCATATCTTTGCCCCACGTGCTTTAAACGCTATAATCATACGCAGGGAATGGGTTAAAAACGGGAAGCCAATACGTCATAATATCGAAGTGGATAGGGATGGAAATGTAATAAATACATTGAAGAAACACCTCCCCAAAGAAGCCAAAGACTTTTTGGAAAACAAACTGACAGAAATTCCAGCGAATTTTAAAGATTTCATCGATGTGGCCGACAGATTTGGTTCACTCATAGAAGTTCCATTTATCAGGCTTGATATATACGACACAGAAGATGGTATGTATTTCAGTGAAATCACAAGACGCCCTTTGCTGTTTAAATACATAAACAAAGAAACAACAAAAAAGTATTTCGATTATTGGAATGAAAGCGCTAAATGGCTAAAGGAGGGTAAGTGCCTTACGAAATAAAAGTAAAAGGTTTAGTGCAAAACGTAGGTTATAGAAGATGGGTGCAGCAAATCGGTGAAGAACTTGGAATAAAAGGCGTTGTGTGGAATGCCAATGATGGAACTGTTAGGCTAATCGTAGATGGTATAGAAGAAGCAATGGACGTATTCATTGAAAAACTGCGCCGTGGACCAGACAAAGCCCGTGTACAATGCGTTGTAGCAAAGCAGGTTGACAAAGAAGTATCGCAGGATTGCATTGAAATTATTGGGCAAGTCAAGACGCCACGATTCATTGACGTCCTACGTATTCAACAGGTACGGTGGACTAAAGAAAACCTTCCAAGCGAAGTGGCATGGCTATACAGCAACACCGGTAACAAGATGGTGCTACGGGAACTTGTAGGCGGTCTAGGGGGGAAGATTGCTAAGCTTATCGTCCGAACAGCCGTTCCACTGGATGAAGCGTTCAAAGCGCTGGAAGATAATGGATCTGGCTTTATAAAACCAAGGCGTGGTTATGGTGGACATGCTTCTATTGGCCTGCGTCGTAATAAGAACGGGTTGTGGGAGAACGCGGCCACCGGCAAGGCGAAGGAACTTGATCACTGGCGGGAATGGATTGTCGGTGAAAGTGCTAGGAGTGGCTTAGGTGGTAAGTGGCTAGTAGAAGAATTGCTAGTAGGTAGAAGGGGCGGGTTACCTGATGACATAAAGTTTTATTGCTTTGATGGTAAACCAAAAGCAATAAGCGTTATGCGTAGGAAGTGGCATAACAGGCTATCGCTCAACATGCAGTGGTTTTACCCTAACTGGCAGCCGATGGTAACACCGATAGCAAAGGGTGAGTCAATAGATCGTAGTATAAAGGCACCTGATCCAGATGTTATAGAAGATGCCGAAGCACAAATGCAGATATTGGCCAGTAATATCCTATTGCCGTTTATCCGCATTGACCTTTACGACACACAAGATGGTATAATGGCTGGTGAAATAACACGTACGCCTTCTTCAGCGTATTCGCTATCTCCAACGGCTAAAGAAGATTGGGTATCTGAATGGAATCTAGCTGCTGTTAATCTTACGTCTAAGATCAGAAATGGTGAAAAGGATGAAAGCATAAAACTTCACAAAGAAATAGCAAAACGTTGCAAGGAGCTGTGATGGCAGAAATTGGACAAACTGGTTCAGTGTTAATATCAGGCCGCATTGAACGTCCACAAAGTGTGTCTGATGTGCTTGGTGAAGATTACCTAAATGAATTTACAGCAGATACAGTAGATAGAATGGTTAGATCCGATGGAACCTGTAGTGCAATTTGGTCTGCTATTACACTCCCACTACTAGCTGCAGAATGGGATCTTGTTCCAGCGTCAGATAGGCGAATAGATCAAAAAATCGCTGACTTTGTAGGCGAAAACCTATGGCCTATATTTCAAAGAACACTGGAACAAGCCTTAACATATTTGCTATATGGACATTTTGTTTTTGAAGTTGTATACGATCGCGTAGATGGGCAGATGGTATGGAAGAAGCTTGCACCAAGACTTCCTTGGACAATAGTTAAATGG